CACCGACTCGTTATTAATAAAACCTCACCCTGTGTTAGAAAATGGCTCACTCCAAATCAATGGGCATTGGCGCAATGGTTGTTCTACTTATTATTGCCGTTACCTTACTACCCATGATTGTTCGTTATGTTAATCGCATGGAACCGCACTTTGTCGCTGGATTTCGCAATTACATGAGTCCGATCGACTACGATGGCAATTCCACCGATCAGGGAGTCACTGATATTCCTGCCATTGGCCGCACCTCCCAGCTTCCTTCATGGCGCCCCGACCTCAACACCAATTACCTCTGCCGCTCTCCGAACGAAAGCGGTGTGCCATGCCCTGAGGGTCAGTTCTGCGATGGTACGACACAGGCATGCGTCCCTGTGGCAATGTTTGGAGATCCCAACAAGAATTATGTTGGATATTACGCGTAACAAAAAACTCATAATAGTTTCTATTATTTATTTTTTGTATTACTTTGTTGTATATTTACTTTGACTCGGATGATGGCTCCGATGGTGTGACCACCTCATTTTCTACCTTCTCTACGGAAACAGCTGCCTTCTCCACCTTGCGCTGAAAGGCCAAATCACCCTGACCGCCAAACATAGAATCAAACTGGCCCGATGAACTCACCACCTGCTTCGACCCCTTGGTACGCTCCTCGAAGAACTTCTCTCGCGAGTCCTCGTTCTCCTTGTACTTCTTCATGAGCGTATTCAGCTGATCGTTACCATACTCCTGGTCCTGAACCTCATGCGGCTGAGGATCCCACGGCGTCCACTTGCCGACATCTGCCATAAAGATGTTGTGATACTTGTCCTTCGACTGGAGCTTCTTCGCCTTGAGCTCTGCCTCCTTCGGATTGCTATAGACACCGCGTACTTTCACACCGCGAATGGAAGTGTGAAAGTCATTCTGCGCATGGAACTCCTCCTCTAGCTTGGTCTTGTGCGAATACAGGAAATCATCATAGGCCTCGTTGATCTTTGTCTTGTTAAGATCCGCCTTGCTCTTCTGCACGAAGGAACCATATGAAGTCATGATATCATCTACACGCAGGCGATTCTTACGGCAAAGGGCAGCCGCCTCAAATTGATCCTTCTTCTCGAGCTCCGTGGCATGCTCGTTCAACTCCTCATTTACATGAGTTACGGTATCCACCAGGAACTTCTCTAGATTCTTGATCTTCCAATCCACCTCATAGGCATGAAGGAATCGCTTGAAAAAGAAGAGGTCCTTCTTTTCGAGCACTTTCTCCGGACTCAGGAAACTGAGGAGCACATAGCGCTGGCCTGGAATCTCGGTGTCTTCGTCTAGAAAATCCTCCAATACGGTGTCGGGTTTATTGGTGTCGCTCATCTCTATGATTCTCTGTGTTGCTATGCTTTAAACTCATTACCCTGTCTGGAGCCATCCGAATTCAAATGAGTTTTTTTCTTGAGACTGAATATAGAAACATGATGGGCTACGGATTTGCTGAAATTGTTAACCGCGTTATTAAGTATCTGATCGAGGGTCTCGTGATTGCCGCCGCGGCCATCTTTATCCCCAAGAAGGCCCTCCCGATGGATGAGGTCGCCACCCTCGCTGTTCTCGCCGCCGTTGTGTTTGCCATCCTTGATGCTGTGAGCCCGAGCGTGGGAGTTACGGCCAGACAAGGCGCAGGTTTTGGACTAGGAGCCAACCTCGTCGGCTTCCCTGCACGCATGTAAATAAACATATTTGCAAGTACCCATTTTTGAATAAATACGAATCCATTTCTTGTATTATAATAAATTACGGTACGACCCCCACCCTGTGTCAATTCTCTAAAAATCTGTAAAATAACATATATTCCAAATTACTAGATATTATGTTGTTGGATGGAGAACGGTATAGTTAACCATATTATTAAGTTTAGATATATGCAATTCATATATCGAATTTGAACTAATAAATCGACACTGAGGCTCTAGTCCATCTAATTGTTGAATCTCATGTTGAAGAACCTTTTTCCAATCATATGTATTATTCCAGATATCAATTTGACTAATATGAATGATAGAGAATCCTTCTTTGATACAATATTGAGTCTGATCCTGTTGTACCAGTGGTCAAAAATGCATATGGGCAAAATCATGCACGGATGCAGGCTGCCAGAGAAAGAATACAAAAAAGAGAACAAGAAGCACACGAAGCACAACAAGGAGGCAAACGACGCTCAACGCGTCGTTCGAAGAAACGCGGTGGGACAAAGCGTCAGGTCCGTTAAGTCTCCTCGCCGAATGATGTTCTGAATGTCCGAATGAATCTTGCAAGTTTTCGTTCGCACCAGAGTCAAGGATAAATCGCGCCGACCCACAAGCAAAGGGGTCGCCAGAAAGGTCGCCAGCTGACCATAATGAATTTTGGCTTTAGGCCCATAATATTTCACTTGAACGATATGCTGAAAACATTCATCGATGACATCAATTCCTTTATCCGTCAAAGGAAAACCAGCATTTCGTTTATGGCTCAGAGGAAGATCCTGATAGACATAAAAGGGACGGTTGTGCTGTTTGGTTAAATGGATGGCTGCGTAATATTCAAAGAGAGTGGGTCGGTGCGTCATATGGGTCATCTGCTCCTTCAAATAACGGAGATGAGATTGCATGGTATGAATTGCATCTGATATTGAATGGTATCAATTTTACACCGATTATAATTTCTCAAACATCGAAAACATTTTCAGACCCTCGTGAAAGAGACGGACATCCGCCAAAATCTTTTTCGCGAGCGCCTTTGTATTTTTATTGCGATAGGATGAAAACATCCAAATGTTCGAATTGTATTGTTTCCAGTGCTGATACTGTTTGTAATCCGATCCAATCGTCATGTAAATGCTATATAGTTCTTTCTTGTACGCTTTGTGTGTTTCATCCATTGGAGGCTGCGGAGTAGAGGGTGTCTCAATCATTTCAAAAGAATCCTCAAAAATGAGCCCCATCCATTTTAGCATGCGATCCATTTGTAATTGATCAAGTTCGCGCTCATCATCGGTATCGGACCGAACCAGCGTCGGGGTGGGCCGGTTCCCTCCTGAAAAATAAGAGGTGTAGATACCCGTTAGACTGGACGCCATAATCGGTGCAATGTTATTTACCACCAAATGGTACATAAATTCGGAGGCCACGGTTGCCATTTGTTGTAGGAGGGAATTATTTTGTAGGCCCTATTCTTTTTCTAATAGCTTTTTCAAATTAATACAAATTTCTACATTTTAGTCGATATTTGTATTAACGCCACATTCATAATCCACAATTGTACCGTCACACAGTTCTTATGTAGCCCCATTTCATATCAGAACAGATCTGTTCCCATGTCTTATCCTGCAAATACAACTTATCGCGATTTTTGAGCAACGGAAAGCACGCCAGATACTCATCCATCTCCAGCAATTCGCAAAACTTATAAAGGACATACCCATACGACAAAAAGTTGCGACGGCCCTTCGGGCAATGCTTCTTGAACGACGGTTGAATTTCCCGAAACATATGACGCAGTTTCTCCTCGTCTTCGCGCGACATGAACGGTGCATTTTGTCCATTGAGCCGATTAATAATATGGGGAATGTGTTCATAATATTTCGAGCATTTCATCTTTCGAAGAATTTCACGCAACTTCGTGGGCTTGAGAGATCCCATGTTGGTGATGCGTTCCTTCTTGAGTTGAATCAAGATCTCATCGTAAATATCGGCGGGAATTTCAGTACTTTCCTTGGCCTGAAACTGAGCGAGCCATTCATTAAAATGATTAATTTTCTTGTAAGCATAATAACAAATCTCTCGAGGGGGGTCCTTGTAGGATGGCTTATCGCTATCGACCAAAATAAATTCCTGATGTCCGCATTTTGCGCATGTGAGATTGGCCTCATTTAAACACATATTCATTTCATTTCCGCAACGCTCGCATAGCGTCCAAGGATCATCATATTCATCCTGGTTGCTTCGGCCCATGGCGGGATCCTCCAAATGCAAATATTCGTTGAGAAGCTGGTGACGCTGAAAGCTCTTTTTCTCATTGGAAGGGGCCGGCTCCGATCCATCATTGCTGGAATCCAGCTGAAAAGAATCAAGCACACTATCAAGCGTTTTCTCTTGAGCGACTTCCTCCAAAATGGCTAAAATAGATCCAGGTTTCGCTTTATTCGATGTAAATGTCGCGGTGCCTTGCTGAATTTGGTCCTGAATGTCGTAATAATTATACAGAATATCACCTGTTCGAAGATAATAATCCATCACCTCCGTTCCATTTTGAATGGACTGAATCCGCTTCTCTAACAATTCCGCATCGCGTTCCCATCTCCAACTTTCCATATCCGTTGTGGCCTCTTTGATCTTCTTTTGAAGGTGTGATAATTCCTCTTTGTATCTTTCAATGTTATCTTTTTCTTCCAACATGGTTTGAACCTTTTGGTTATGAATGGCATCGAGCGTGGTACGAGCTTCTGGGTTACTTCGCTTCGAACTCTTTACTTTGAAAAACGCACTGTCACTCATCAAATGTACTTATACGGTATGTGTGGAGTGGTTTTAAACCCCTCCTGTTATCAACGGATGATTGTATTTGAACTGCGTTTGGAACCTATGAAAAATGCGTACGGTATGAGTTTATGATCCATAAAACAGATATTCAATCGTAATGGGTTCAGAGGGTTCATGTTGATAAATATGGGTGCGCTCAACAACATACTGCATACGCCGATCAAATTCAGTTTCTTCTAGATGGAGGATTCCTGCACGAGTATAACGAAAAGGCGAAGGATGCTTATGATTTCCCTCTTTGTATTGATCGGGATTCATTCGAAGAAAGACAATCTTTCGAAATCCAATATCCTCATATAATTCTATCATGCGTTTCTCTTCACATGTATAATTTATATGTCGATTCTCATCAATTTCAATCACAAGACAATGCGATCCAAAATCAATGAAGACATCAGGTCGGCGTCGCGAACACCCCCCTTCCACGATCTTATCAAATCTCATGGTAAATGTATCTTGAAAGTGTTTTTTAAGATAGTCAACAACATGGTGCTCTTTTAACTTATATTTTCGAGGGATTATTGCATCTGGATGTAATACACAGTAGCATCGAAAACAGTAGGGTTTCCATTGGGATCCAATAATAGAAATGGCTTTGCAATGCTGACAGGCACCTGAGGGGGTACAAGTGATACATGCGGATGTTCTCTTATCATGTATGCAAGTTCTATTCCCATGACAGTCTATACATTGGTATCGTAGTTTGCTGTGTTCGCATATATTTTTTCCATGACATGCTATACAATTATGTTTATTATTACCATGAATACATATTTCAGATCCACCACATTCGATACAGCGACTTTTTCGTAGTTTATGAGGGCATATTTGAGATCCAATACATTCTATGCAGATTTCTTTTCGTCGCCGATGAGAGCACATTTCAGAACCACTGCATTCAGCACATCTACTTTTTATTTTTTGATGGGGGCAGATGCTTCCACCTTTACATTCTGCACAACGAATTCTGCGTTTATCATGGATGCATATGGATGCACCACTACATTCTTTACATTGTTGTTTTATTCGATTATGTTCACATATACCCTTTCCATCACAATCTTTACATATATATGTATGTTTTCCATGAATACATATACAAGAACCCTTGCATTCTTTACATTGAAATGTATATTTACCATGTTCGCATTTTTTACGTATATACTTTGGTTTTTCTTCTGCCATTATGATTCTATTTGTTATCATTCAAATGGATCAATTTTATTTTGTTCATTCTCTTATATATACAGGCACATCATTATCATATTTACTTAATAAAAATGGAAAATCGTTAAAACTGAAACACCCCGGTCAAATTTTTAAAAAGTGTGTTTTCCCAAAATTATTTTGTATTGTATAAGTATAAAAAAAAGATGACCGGAGGTGGACTGATGCAACTTGTCGCTTACGGCGCCCAGGACGTGTACCTGACTGGCAACCCGCAGATCACTTTCTTCAAGGTGGTGTACCGCCGCCACACCAACTTCGCCATGGAGTCCATCGAGAACCCGTTTAACGGCGCCCCGAACTTTGGCAAGAAGGTTACCTGCACGATTCAGCGCAACGGTGATTTGATCCACCGCATGTACCTCCAGGCTACCCTGCCTCAGGTGCAGCTCCAGTCGACGGACGGTTCTGGCGCTCAGTTCCGTTGGCTCAACTGGATCGGTCACAACATCATCGATTATGTT